ATAGCACCATAGGCAGAGTTAAGAGATATCTTCTTTGCCATCTGTATATTGTTACAACGGGCGATCTCTTTTGTTAGTTCAACAGTAGGAGTTTTCTCATACTGTTGCTTTGCCTTGAGCATTTTTTTCTTGAATATGACACGACTGTCATACATCTTTTGCATCATTTCTGGCAAGAAACCATGAACATCTTTACGATATTGTGCACCATTTGCACAAGTAGCATACTGTTTATCAATCTGTACCTGTTGATCTAGGATACCATCTACTGATATACTAGGATGTTTTTTATCATTGAGTGTTTCTGGTGAAATATTGTACTGCATAATCAAATGCGGATACAGTGAGTTCAAATCGAATGACACCACCCAATCATAGAAACCAGGTTTAGGTTCTTTTACATATGCTCCTGCATACTTCTCAGTCTTTGTTGCCTCTTTCTTAGGTGGTATTGCAATATTGCGTTTGTTTAGTTCATTGTAGATGTAGTTGTCCCACATACGAACCTGACTGAACACATCCTCATAGTTTACCTTAGCATCATATGCCATGGTGTATGCTAGTTCAATCAATTTCATCTTGTCATCTAGTTTGTCAACTAAACGAACATCATGGATGTTATAATCAATAAACTTTTGCCAATCTTTTTCATAGAACTCTTTGAATGTATCATGTTCAGAGTGATCTAGTTTCTTTTCACCAAGTTCTACATTACAAATATGATCAAGACGATATGATTCTTGATTAGTATAAGTAAATTTCTTGTAAAGTTCAAAGTAATCTAAAGTAGAAATACCTAGAGTGTCAACAGCAAATTGTTTACGACCTTTGATGTATATCTCACGTTGCGAAACAAGTTTCCATGGTGATAATAATTTTACAAACTTCTCACCAAGTATACGATTGACACGATTGCAGATGTATGGCATATCAAACAACTGCACGTTCCATCCTGTGATTACATCTGGAAAGTTTGCTTGCCAGTATTCAAGGAATGCTCCCAACATGCTTTCTTCTGATCTGAAATGCATGTAGTCCACCATGGGGTCTTTGTTATCGTATGGTCTTGCCCCGAACACAGTAATCCTACCAGTGAAACTATCTTTGACTGAGATGGCAAGTATTTCTTGATCGGCAGATTCAACATCGGGAAACCCGTTTTCTGCTGCTGTCTCGATGTCAATGTTGAATATGCGGATCTTAGTTGAATCAAATTTGATTTGATCTTCTGGGTGTTGTTCTGCAATATATTGGTATAAAAATCTTGTGTTTCCATAGATATCAAAATCAGGAACTTCTTTGTATTGTTTTACAAAATCTCTTGCATCAGATATAGAACCAAACTTATGTGGTTCTACACAGTTTCCTTCTAGTGTTTTCCATTTAGAATAATTCTTTGTAGGCAAAAACAGCGTTGGGTTGAATGGAACCCGAACGCTGTATCTTTCACCATTATTGTATCCTCTTACGAGAAGACGATTTCCTGCTTGTTCAACACTTGTGTAAAACTTCATTCAAGAGACTTAATATAATTTGCAAGTAAATCCTTACTAGGACTTACTATGGTAGTAATGTCAGATGATCTAACTACTACCTCACGATCATCAGAGTTTTTAGGCCAATGACTTAGGTTACCTTCATAGTCTACCATAAAAGGTTGACGAAGTATACAGTCAGGATCACCAGGTAATGTTTCACCTTCTACTTCATCTACTTGTGCGACTATCCATTCATTTGCTAGTCTCAGTAGATTCGCTGCTATCTCCATCCTTCTTTACCTCATAGAAAATTTGTTCTTCTGTTAATCCTAGTTCCTTCAATCTTTCAGCGTAGTTATTAACTATACTATTGTCAGGATAGACGACACTGATGATATGCTCACCACTAATTCTATGATCCTCGATAGGAGAGAACGGACACCATCTAGAATAATTGATAGGTATAGTACCATCTTCATTTATTTGTCCAAGAGAAAGTAGGTATGGATATACTAATCTATATCCTGCTACCTTATCATCATCTCCCTTGATTTCACCAAACAAACAAAGAACACGTTCTGCTGTTGTAAGGGTAACAATTCTAATATTATGGTTAGTAATTAGTTCTTGTTGTTCATCACTCATTTGTTAATTCCTTTTTATCTTGAAGTTTCTTTTCATAAGCATTTTGTAATCCTGGTTCTGGATTACTGATTGTCATTACACAATCATATGGTACCTTAAACTGCCAATCGGGAGAGAAAGGATTCCACTTACTGAACTTAACTTGGTACTCCATACCATGTTGTTCTGTAAGATACTGTGGTGTGCCACCATCAAGAGTTAAAATGTATGGATCTTCCATAAGAAGACAGATACCTTTTTTATTATCTCCGTCTTCGTCAAAGATCTCTTTTAATTCTGTAATGACACGATCACCCGTTTTTAGAGTGACAACAGATATAGACATATTCTAGCACCTAAAGTTAAATTTGTCAAAATAGATTTCCATAAGTTTTATTTCTAGACATTATATTAAATGATATAGAAATTTTATGTGTATCAAAAGATATGACACTGTGTGGTAGAGATGATGGGAATATAATTACATCACCCTCTGTATTATGTTTTGTCTCATAGTTTTGCATGAACAATTGGTGTCCCAATTGTGTGAATACCGTGCCATTTTCTCCTTCTAGATGTAGAAGATATATTCCAGAGAATGTTGATGACGGATGTGTATGGGTTTTATGCCAACACTTCTTATCACGGTAGACATTATACCAAATAGACTGAAGTTGAGATTCTTCTGGTGTATGTAGTATACGCAAATTGGGATCCTGCAACATCTCGTTAAAAGGATCCCATATAATATTATGATACTCTTCTTCCCCCATGTCAAGAAGAATGTTATTTTCCTCAAAATAATTTGTTACAGAGTCTTGGTACGCACCATTGTATGTAATCTCAGACTCATTCGCATAGATCTGAGGTAATAACTTCTTCTTTAGTTGTTCATGGTTTCTAACTTTTGTCCAGAAGATAAAGTTAGAAGGAAAATTATATAGCATTAAAAATGTTTTTTACGTTTCTGACTTTCTGGTAGTTCCTTCATCAAGGTTACTGTGAGAAGACCATCTGCAAAATCTACAGACTCAACCTCTACGTTGTCTCCTAGTTGCCAGTTGCGTGAGAAATTCTTATGAGAAATTCCCTTGTGTGAATATCTTCTTTCTGTATCCTTAGATGATTTCTTAGCAGATATTGTCAAGACATTCCTTTCTGTCTCTACAGAAATGTCCCCTTGTGAAAATCCTGCAAGAGCGACCTCCAGTATGGTTCTAGAATCAGATCCATTATAGATGTTGTAAGGAGGATAGTTAGTTCCTGATCCTGCAAGAGTTTCGAGTCTGCTGAATGTTTCATCGAGTCCTAGTGTGAATGGAGTAAAGTGCTCCCATGTATAGTTTACCATTGTCCTTTAATAAGCGACTGTTTACTGTGACCCTTTCGGCATCACAATACTATTTTATAATTATATCACAAAAAAAGGAGGTGTGCAAACCGTCACAAAGAACTACGGTTCTTACACCTCTACATCATATTCTATTTCTATTACCTTAGAAGATCTACCCTGACTATTACGTCTAGATATCTTTTGCACAGTGCCACCTAATCTAGTAGCTGCATATTCTATGTCTTTTAAAACTTGTCTCTCTAGATCCTCGTATGGATCGTAGTATCTATCAACTTTCATCTTTTTTAAACTCTCCTTTTTCGTAATCATATCTTGGATGTGGTTGTGCAGGAACCCATGGTTTTTTAGATCTATTGTTTATGACAATAAATTTATCAGCAGCAAATGCTCCTGCTACATTTACCTCTATCTCATCACCATCTTGCCAATTTACTGTACCATCTTTCTTGGTATGTTGCAAGGCAATCTGGATCTTGTCAATTAGTTCTTGTGTAAGTCTCATAAGTATCTTGGAACGAAAGTTACCTTTTCTAAAAATTTTAATCCTGGTTTTGTTTGTATAGGAGTATGATTTTTTTCACTTGGCAGTTTTCCTGTTGCCAGATAATCAACAATATCCCTACAACCTAGAAGATATGCTACTGTCTCTTTATTTTCTGGACTTGTATCTTCCAATGTCTCGGTAAGTTCTTTCATAAGTGTTTCTAAATTATCAGTAGGTTTCTTATGTAAATCAGGATTGTAATCATTTCCATCAACAGTCCATCTAGTTTCCATTCCTCTCTCCAAATATCTTGTCTTCAAGAGTTGATTCTCGTATACCTAAATGCTGTTCGATGAGTCTATCAATAGCATTATAAGTATTATTTAAGTCAATACATGAACGACTTTTGATAGCAATTGCATCAATATCATCCGAAGAAACAAGTGTTCCCATCACAGATTTTTCA